TCTCAATTTCAAAAAATCCATCATTATTATACGAACCTTGAACTTGTATTGTTTGCCCTGCCTTGAATTGCGAATCAGCAAATCCATCTCCACTACCATCAAACGCTATTGTATCAGCACTTGTTGAATTGTGTGTAAATGATATATCACCGCTTTGCATGTAAACATTCGGATTGTTAAAAGCATTATTACAGTATTGGCGGATATCGTCCTCAATAATAGGAATTAACCTGTCAATCAAATCATCTTTTGTTGTTGTTGTCATTTCTAATAATGCTTTTATTTCTACTTTACTAGCAATCATATTAAAACTCCTTAATCTACATTTTCATTTCACAACACCTTGTATACTGCTTCAAATCCAAATGTTACCGCCGCTCCTGTTGTAGGACTATCCCAAGCAATATCAACCGAATCGTCAGCGTTTAATTTAATATCTCTTACCGGCAAGTAAAGAACATCGGTTACAGTAGTCAATGTTTCTAAAAGTAAAACCGAATCATATACTGCTCCTGCTCCATTGTTCAACGTTGCCTTTAAACTTCCTGCTGCTCCAACTGCGGACAAATGCGCTCTGATTTCCAACAAACTCCATAAACCTGATGTAGAAGTAATCGAATATTCAACCGTTCCTGTACTAGTTCCGGTCAATCTCGAAAACTTAATATCATTAGTTGAGAGTTTTTGATTAACCTTTAAGCTATCGTCCTCAACCAATGCTGCTAAGGAATGAACGTACCTATTTAAGCTATTTGATTCGCCACCCATATTAACTCACTCCTCATACATAAGGCATTTTAGCAACGCCTATAAAACCGGCAATTCCACTTCCGCTTGATGTTATGGCTACTGATATATTTCCTGTAGTCTGCATGAAACGTGAAGATTCAAGGGGTCCTATTAATGATCTGTATGTTTTTGTTCCAGTAGATGTCAAGGTAACAGTTAGAGAACCTATGTCTTTTCTCCATGCAATTGCTGTTGACCCTGCTGCTATTGTAAATATCAAATCATCACCACTAGTTGTAGAATTCAACTCAACGTATAGAAAAAACTTATCATCTATAGGCTGGTCAAAAGTGTACGTTACCGATGCACTCGTAACTGCTGTGGGTGAAAATGTAACCGAACTATCTCTTACCATTGTAGCTGCTGTTATAGCTGCCATGTTATCTCACTTCCTTTTTTATTTAAGATGTTTCAGCGGCATATGTCAAAGTCAAATTAACTAACCCTTTAGGCTGTATAACTTTATATCCATATACATGTAACCCTTTTACTGCATCCGAAAAAGAATCTTCCGGTCTATAAGCTTCTACACTTACTATCTGTTCTGCATAGCTTATTGCTTCTTTTACTCCTGCTAGTCCATAAGTTGTATAATCAGGGGCTGTTCCTGTCTGTGACAAGTTGTTAGATTCGAATACGTCAAAGCCTAAAACCCTACCAACCATACCATTAGCAAACTCACCATCTGCTGTTACTGAACCTTCGGTTGTTAATAGTTTGCCAAGTATTAGTTTTGTAATTGCCCAAGGTGGCAATACCATAAATCTTCCGGCTTTTGGAACTCCGGCTTCATTCAAGTATTGTGCTGCTTCTGCAATTGTGTTAAACACTAGTGAACTATCAAAAGTTGCATCTGTTACGGTGTTAGCTGCACTTCCGTACAAACCGCCAATTGCAACATCAACCTTTTCGGATAATTTATAAGCTGCTTTTTCCATTGCTCTTTTCATTACCGAAACATTAGCCTGTGCTGCATCTACATCATCAACTTTAAATGCAAAATATTCTGCCTTATCGATTAATAGAACTGTCTGTGCTGTCTGCAATTCTTGAACTGATAAAGACGTTGAATTTTTTGTATAAGTTGAAACAGTTATATCTCCTATAGAATTTATTTTAACTGTATCCCCCTGTCCTCTAATTTCCCCTTCGTAATCTCGATTACAAATGGATGCCAATACGTGCGAAACCTCAAATGTTTTTAAAATTTCTGCCGCCCAAATCGTTGGGATAAAATTCTGTAATGACATTTAATTCACCTACCTTTTTTTAATTTACCAATGTACCTGCGACTTTTGAACTAACTCCAAATTCGCTGATACTTCTTTTTGTGTCATTTTTGCGACTGCTTCTCTTGATAATAAACCTTCTATATTCTTGGGTGCTTTTCCCGGTGCTCTTGAATATTCTTTAAACTTGCTTTCAACGGCACTTTCAATATTCTTTTTCCATGCTGTTTCAAAGGCTTCAAATGCTGATGTTGTACTTGCCTCATCTGCTCTTACAAAATACTTTGCTAAATCAACCGGTAACCCTTTTGTGTTAGCTGTTTCAATAGCTTTCATCTGCATTTCAGATTTAATGCGTGCTGCCTTTTCCGTTATAAGATCTTTCTCAATTGTTTTCAGTCGCTTCTGTTCTTCCGTTTCTTCCGGGTATCTCTTTGTTACTTCTGTTTTCACTGCTTCATCAATAACGGTTTGTAAATTATTAGTTTTCCATGTTTCCAAACCTTTTGTAAAGTGTGAGTCTAGCTTTGGTTGTATAACCTTTTTCCCATCTGTTGTTTCTAAAAATTCATTTACTCCATCCGGTGTAATTAACCCCTTGATGTATTTTTGAACTCCTTTATCTTCTGCATTTTTGGTTATAAACTCTTGAACTTCTTTAATATCCATACTGCTCCTTTTACCCTAATCGTGCTAGCCGAATAGTTTAAATTTTTATTTCAGATACATAAAAAAGAGCGCCCTCTTTTAAAAGGCGCTCTAGGCGCTCGGATATATCCGATATATTTATAATAACCCTTTTTTTACAAAATGTCAAGCGGCTTTTTTGGCATCATAGTATAGCAAGCTATTGATTTACATTTATCACATTTTATTTCAGCTGTGATATTGTATACGATTGCACCTGTGGAAGGTATTTCCATTGGCAACTCTGCTACTTTGTTCATTAGCAAATGACCGCATACCGCACATCTTACCGCCTCTTTTATAAACATTTAATCCCCCCATACTTTTAATGTCTGCTTAATATCCGCCAGACTGCCCTCATATTTAAACTTACTTGCAGATAACTGCTGTATCTTTTCCTGATTCTTTGCAATCTCATTATTAATCTGTTGTAACTGCGATTGCTGAAATATTGTCCTGTCTTTCATTTTTTTAGTAAAGGCGTCTTTCTTTCCATGCCCTTCTTTCAACATCCCATATCTTTCCATGCATTTTAACAAATCAGATTGTATTGGAATATATAACTCAATCCCTAATCCTTTAGCTATGCCACAGAAAAACTCACATGATGGTCTTTGTTTTTCGTACTCACTACCGACTGCCATATCAACACCATACAAGTGTATAATATCAAACCCTTCATAAATTGCTAATGCTATTTGAAAACTAACCGTATTAGTAAAATAATTAATACCGCTGTTGTCAATTTCAGATAACCACGCCTGTATTTCTTCGATTGGATAACGTATTGACATTGGTGCAGATTCGTAATGGTCAGGCATATATACAGGAATTGGACATTTATTATAATAATCCATTCTGGTCATTTCTGGTCTGTGTGAAACTTTAGATATAGAACAATGCTCTTCATTCTGGCTTTCAAACCATCTTGTAGCTCTGGGAAGCATATTCCAATGATCATTTAATCCCCAAATTTCCCAACTCGGATCGTCAAATGGTGCTTCTTTATATGACATTGCTGTCCCGACAATAGCAACCTTTTTAATCTTAGTCTTATACAGTTTTGATATATTTAACTGAATAGCTTTCTTTGCTCTATCGTGAACTTTTTTTAATACCTCTTTATCCGCAAAACCTTCGTTAACAACACCGCAATTTTTACGTTGAGGAATTATTTTATCGTGTACACTTTCAAGCCATTTCTTTATTTTTATATTAGGCGTATCTTGTGTTACTTGTAATTTTTCTTTTGGTATTGCTTCCTCATATTGTTTTTCAAGTGATATATCTTTGCTTAGTTTATAGTCTCCGTCCATTTTTCGCCTCTCTTTCGCTAATCAATAAATTAGCAAGTTTAATATCAAATTCAGTATTAATGTCTAGGGCATCTTCTTTTGTAATCTCAAATCCTAAAATTGTAGGGGTATGATAATGACTGCCCTCTGTACACAATGCCCTTATTTCATCTTTATATAATTCGTTAATATCTAAAATATTCATATCATCAGTTATTTCTTTATTTGCTAAATTCATTTTTGTTATATCGTGTATTCCAAAACCACCATTAGTAAAATAATATTTCAACTGACTATATACAATCGGTTGACCATGTAACCCAAACATATTAACCATCATGCCCTCAGCTAATATTTTTATATGGTTTAAATATGACACACTTTTTTCTATCGGATAAAGACATCCTAATGCTTCGGCTGTTGGGTATGTATTGAATTTTGTTATCCCATCAGTTAAAAGCTTGCCGGTAATCATAGGAGAAGTCGGGAACATAGTAACTACATGTGTGAAGTCACAAACCTCTTGCATTC